TTTTGTAGTTTTTTCTCAAGCAAACTTTGAAAAGTCAAAGGTTCTGTATGCTCAAGAGTATTTAAAAATGATTCAAACCCGATTTCATTTGCATCTTTACCTTCTAATTCTACCATATAAACCTCTTTACCATACGACATCAATTTTTCAGCATGTTTAAGAGCATCTTTTTTAGCATCATTATCTAGTGCAATGTAAATTCTATCAACGCTTGATTTAACTAGTTTTTCCATTAGTTTGTTATGTAATACTTTACCTAATAATGGAATAACGTTTCGTTTAATAGTGATTGCATCAAACATACCTTCACAAAGTATGATTGGTGCATCCCAATTTATGTATAATTCTAAACCTATAACTTCCTTAGATGCTATAGGTGGATTTTTGTATTTACGATCTGATTCTTTGTAAGCGCGAGCAACAAAATAATTTAAAATACCATTTGCATCATATGAGGGTATTATTATTCGTCCACCATACGACCCTTCTTTACAAAAACCAATATTATATTTTATAATATCATCTTTAGTTACGTTGCGTTTCGTTAGAAATTTTAATGCGTGTTTAACCTCTATTTGAGTTACCTTATCTAAGTAAATACCGTTTAATGCGATATACTCGGCGGGTAAAGCGAGTGCTTCGCTAGATATAATAGTATCATTAGCTGTTGGTTGGATGAGCAGATCCAGGTCTTTAAATCGATCAGGCGACGCTTTAGCGCGTTTAAATAACGCACGTATAGATTTACCTTTAGAATCACATACCCAACAATGCCAAAAATTTTCACGTTTAGCAGTGGTGCGTAGTGATACCTCTAGTTTTTGTTTATGGTGAGTACAAAATGGGCATTTAAAAGCGTAGTTGCCTTTACTTGTGACCTGTCCCTTACCTAAAACGGATTCTACTAATAGCAGTAATGCTGCATTTTCCATATAACCTACAAGATACGAAGTTATTCTGCCTCAATCAAATCTCTAGTAAAAAACTTACCTAATATATTGTCATTATAAGACATAGTAGGACTAGTTAAACATTCATATTTACACTGATAGTGCATTTCATAGTATGTTAGTTGTTTTTTTGTTTTGCATTGTCTATAAATCCAACAAGTAAAATTTTCCTCACCATATTGTTTAATATCAGCAAGTAGTTGCTTATTAGAACCCCAATACGTTTGCCAATCGCTTTCACTTTGAATTACTTCAAATTTTGGTTTGCGACCAGGTCCTGTTTGTTCTGCTAATTGTTTTTGGGTTAATTTATGCTTCTTGTTATGGAAGAATGCTTTTTTACCAATATAGAATTTACCATTTATTTCATTAGTAATTCTATAAACAAAACCATAATATTTTGTAGGATCAATTATATCCCAACTTTTCCATTTATGTATCATATTTCACAACGAATGTCATATCTGTATTAGGAGATATCATTATTGGTTTACCAAATTTAGCTATAGCTAATAATTCATTATTGTCACTATATAAACCAAGAGACGTAGCATAGGGATGAAAATAAGATCCTGTAGCAAAATCTAATACTGAGCCGCTAATATAACTACCCGACAATAAAGTAGGGTTATAAGATAAATTGTAATCACTTTCTTTTACTAAGCAACGAACTTCATTTTCATAAATGATATAATCATTTTTAAAGGATACTGTAAAAGGATTTGTAAATAAGCTTTGATAAGATTGGTTTGTAATAACAAACATACCTTGAGCATAAAATATATTACCTATATGTGTTTTAGTAGAATAAGTATCATATAAATTTCCAAAACCATCATCACTAATATTAATAGAAGTACCTGTTAATAAAATACTATTTGGTAATACTTTATTTCCATAAACATCTGCATTAATAGCTAATACTTGAATAGTTTGAGAGATGTTTGTTGGAAAATTATTTACAAAACTATCACTATCATTATATATAAAATATGATGATGTGGGACGTTGTTGAGAAGCAGATTCATAATAAATTGAACTTGCTAAAGAGGATGTATTTAAAGAAGATGTAATTGATTGGTAAAATAACTGGTTGATGCTGTTATAAACTAGTCTTTCATATTGTCCATTACTTGTAGGATCACTATTTTTAGAGAATAAACCAGAAACATTAGTACCTTGATTAATTGAAGAATAAGTAGGGGAAGTAGATCTTGTAAAAGTCCAATACTTGTTAGCACTATAAGGTACTACAGTGACATCTGATTTGCTTAGTTTTTTGAATGAAGACATGCATTAATAGTCTAATTTGATTCTGATTAGGGCTTCTTTAGTAAAGTCTTTTGTTAATGGTCTACTTAATTTAGATACAGCTAATAATTCATTATTATCATTATACATACCTACTGTTGTAACGTATGTTTGAGGATTATTAATTAAGCTTGTATATAATAAATTACCATTATCATCTATAACAGAGGGGTTTGTTGTATAGTTAAATTCACTATTTTTTACTCTTGTGAAAAAATATCTTGAAGATACTGTTTCAGATGATTGTAAATAAAATCCACTTGTAGAACCACTAATAGAATTAGTAGATCCACTAACGATTGAAGTAAATAATTTTAAATGATTATTACCAGTAGAATAACCTGTTGATACAGGAGCTATATAAGGAGAAATTGAACCTAAAGATCCTACAGTTGCATTTAAAACAACTATATTTAAATTTGGGAATACCATTCCATAATATCTTGTTGTAAGGGCACTTCCACTTTGTATAAGGTAATATACTTTATTTTCACCTATATAACGAGTTAAATTTGTAGTTAAACTATCATCTATTAATCTAATAGCAGAAACTGTACCTAAACTAGCTGTCATTAAAGTTAAATTAAAAGAACCAGGTAATAAAGATTCTTTATAACGAGAACGAGCTATATTAATTATAAAAACATCTCTTGATGAAGTAACATCACTATTAAAGCTAAAATCTACAGCTTCAGTTCCATAAACTAAATTTCTATATTCACCATATACTATACGAGAAGGTGTTTTACCAACGGCTGATGCATTAATATTAGCAGAACCAGATCCACTTACATTACCATATTGAAGAGAAAATTGTACTGATGAACCTGCAGAAGTAGAATTTCCATTATATACATCTAAATAATATTCAGTATAACTAGAAGTATAAGTTGATGCAAGGTAGAGTACATTACTATCACTACTCCACAAACCACGTACTACGGTTTCTGAACTTATTACTGAATCTTCTGGGGCGTATCTTGAAAATGACATGTTTTTTTATATTTTAGTAGTTAGCTACTTTTTGAATAGATAAAGGAATAGTAATTCTTGCACCACTATCTCTACCAATAACGGTAATTGTAGTTGTTAAGGTAGTCAAACTAGATCCAAATAAAGTATTAATTGTTGTACCTGTTAAAGTAAATGAAGTTCCTACTTGACTTAATGAAAGTACAGTTCCTGTTGTTGTGTTTAATCCAGTAATTCCTGGAGAAGTTACTGTTATACCAGTACCGCTAAAAGTAGATACCAAACGAGAATCAGCAATTGTAGCTATGTATCCGTTTGCTTCAAATGTACTTGTAGAACCTAAGTAATTTAATGTTTGAGGTGTAATTGTTAATGATGCACCTTGACGCAATGAAATACTATTGTATCCAATATTAATAACTGGTAGTTTAGAAGTACCACGAGGTAATGTTACTAATTTATAGCGCATTATTTGTGATTCGTTAGGAAACGCTTCTAATACTGGTGTATTTTCAATTGCTTCACCATAGAATGCAGACCCAGATGGGTGTAAAGGATTATACAAAGTATAATCGATTTCATCATCGGCTAATGCGAATTGAGTTATTTGAAATGAACCATCATTACGAGCCAACAATTCGCGGCCCTTCGTGGTTAATATTGCATCTACAGTTACTGTTGTAGGATTTAAAATTGCCATAATTCTTTATGTTATATATACTATAAATATATTGATTTTAAAAATCTTTATTATTAAATATTAGTAGTTACGGATTCGTTAAGTAATTTTTGTTTAGTTTCTTTAGTTATTGTGTCTATATTATTTAATACATTTTGATTAATATCTTCGGGAATTAAAAAACCATATGATGTTTTTCCATTACGTTTTGTAAAATTTAATATAGTACTAGTTTCATCTGCTCTTCGAGATAATAATAAAAATTGTTGATAGGTTCGATTAATTAAATTTAATTTTAAAGCACCAGATAATATTGTTTCTAAAGTTAAATGTAATAAACCATTATTATCCTTATATGTGTTTATAACTCTAGATTCTACATAAGTTCCATCATTTAAATAAACTAAAACTATATCATAACATGGTGTTACAGGTGTAAAAGGATAATCTACATCACCATAATTAGCAATAGAACTACTATATAAAGTATTAGTATAAGGAATAGCATTAGATGATGTAACAGGGTTAGGTACAAATATATAATTGTTATCCCAAAATCCACTTAATGCTTGTGAAAATACAATATCAGTAGTATTAGATCCTGTAGCCATTGAAGCAGAATCAAAAAAACCACCAGATCCAGTAGTTACTGTGGAATATCCTGTAGAAGCAGCTAATGATGATACTACTAAACTTGCATCAGCATTTAAAGAAGCTGTAAAATTTGAAGATGATGGTGGGGATGAATTATACAATTTAAATACAATTTTTTCTCCAACTGTTAAATTAGTTGTAGGAACATTTAGATTAAAAGTATATGATAGTGATGTTGCCATTTATTTTAACATTGGGAAGTGGATGAATTATTTTGTAAAACTCCAGACGTTATAGGGAATGTTGCTATTCCTGTCCATCCTCCCATACCATCTGGAATATATTGTTGTATATAATTATTTAAACTAACATATGCAGTAGATAATGACGAGTCTGTATAGATTGTATCTCCTGCTACCAAATAATTTCCAACAGATGGATTTTTAGAAGAGTATCCTGTTTTATTAGGATTTAATGAAAAACAAGTAATACCTGGAGTACTTCCATCTTGGAATTGTATTGTATAAGATGATGCTGGTGGGGTAGTACTAAATACATATTCATCTTTTGCTATTAAAATTTCAGTTCCTGAAGAATTTACTTTATATGCTGCTAATTCCCAAGTATTAGAATTAAATGTAGATGGAAAAGTAATTGTTAATGGTAATGAAGCAACTATTGAATAATCTCCTGTTTCTTTAATAGAATATGTAGGATAATTACCACCATTTGCTGCATAAGATGATGTACCTACATTAAAATAAGAAGAAGCTTCAGAATTATTTAAGTAATTAAATATATTATGAACATACCCCCCACTTAATGGATATCCAATATCTGTTTTTATACCATTTGCAGTACTACCACTAATAAAATAAGAAGAAGATAAATTAGTAGCATTTGCTGTATAAGCAGTAGATGAACCTAAAGTTTGAAAATATAACTTACTATCAATAGGATTTGCGGATGAACCTGTAGTTCCAAAATATAAAATAGGATTATATGTGTATCCACTATCAAATATTAACTTTTCACCATCAGTTGATTTTTGATTACTATATTGTTGGTTATTAAGTAATGATATACTTCCAGTATAACTTGATTTAAATGTATTTTGAATTTCTTCCCAATGTTTATTACGTTGGTTTAATTCAGTAAAATTACCATCGGCATCTATTAAGTATTTTAATGCAGCATTATTGCGTTTTGGTAAAAACTTATTAGGAGTTATTTCTGAAAATAGGCCTAGTTTATATGAATTTTTATCTATAACTGCTGTTCTACCATATGATATATCCCCATCAGTATAATCATTATATTTAGTACTAGATAATTTAACACCATCATAACGTGATAGTTGATGTGTTTTTAAAGTATTATATGAGTCTTGTAATTGAGCAGGATATGTTATACTTCCTGTAGTACCAAAAATATATTCTAGGTCACGTCTATTAGATGAAAATCTACTTTGAGATATATTATTTAATAATATATTAAATTCAGAGTGAGCAAAATCATTAACATTGTAAGATTGAAGTATAGTACTAAACCAATAACTTGCACTAACATAATCTTCATAAGTATAACTATCATAAGGACCTGTAGTGAAATTTAATAGGAATGGGTTAGAATTTCCACTTACAAAGTAATTATTAACATTTATACTACTGCCTGTAATATTACCATCGTAATAAGCTACTTTACTTCCTGTTAAATAAGTATATAAATCAGTATATTGTGTTCCTATAGTAGATCCACTAATACTACCTTCATTTGTTGTAATTTGTGATGTTAATGAAGGATTAGTTAAGGATATTTTATTTCTTTCAAGTATTGGTGAATTGATAGTAATACCTGTTGATAAATTAGCTCTAGCAGGAATAAAATCCTTTATCATTTTAAATAAAGAATTATCAAAATATTGAATTAGACGAATAAAACTATTATAGTCTGTAGCTCCAATTGATCCACTACCAGCAGAACCAGTAAATGGGATAATAGATGCTGTTAAAGGAGAATAATAAGTTTGTTTTTCAGCTAATAAATCAATATAAGAACTACTATATTGTTGTCTAGGATCACCTATATAATTATCTATACTCCAAGTAGTATTGTTAAGAGTATTATTTGTAGAAATAGATGAAGAAGTAAATTGATCAATTTCTTCTTGAGGTGAAAAGGAAATATCTACATAATGTGAATCATTTGTTCTAAATAATAAAGATGATGTAGGTTGTTGTTGTAAACTAATAAAAGGAGATAAAACACTTCCTGTTACTATATCATTAGATATTATTCTAATTTTACTATTATTAAATTCATCTAATAATCCTGATTTGAGATTACCTCCATATTCTTTAGTATTTAAAATACTACCTGTAATACCAAAAGTAGAAACTAATGTTTGTAAACCATAAGTTGTACCTTTAGTTTTTAATAGTAATGGTAAGTTATGATAAATTCTTTTATATGATTCTGCAAGTAAATCTTTTTTAGGTATTGTATTTAAATAAGATCCTGTGGAAGTAAAATCATTATCCCAATTAGCACTACCACTATTACCAATTAAAAAATTAACATTACTAGCATCACCATATTGATTATATAAATTAATTCCTAATGATTGTAATACATGATATACTAAATCTTTAGAAACACCTTGTTCTAAATTATTATTTGCTAAATTAATATCAGTAACTGCTTGTAAGAAAATCCAAATATTATCAAAATAATGACCAACCATATTAACAAAAGTAATATATTGATTATTATTAGTATCATCTATAATAAATGATGGGAGAGAATATGTTAAATTATTTTGATTATCATTATCATAATCAATAGCACTACCTGTTGTTGTATTATACCATGGAAAAGCAGAAGAAGTTGAGAATAAAGCGTATGGTTTTAAAGATCCTGATTTAGGCCAAGTGTATGAACTTGATTCAAAATATAAATAATATTCATACCCATCAAAATTAGTTATAATATCATTAATACTAGCAGTTGCTGTATTTTTATCATTAATCATATTTGGAAATAATGATGAAGAAACAGTATATTTAGCTATATCATTTTTATAATCTTCTATTTGTTTTACTTTATCAAAAAAGTTTTTAATTCTTTGTTCTGCTGAACTAAAGAATATAAAATTATTATAATCAGTATAATCTACATTAATATTAATACTTTGAGATGTAATTAAACTTAAAAGTTGTTGATATGATGCCGTAGAAACATTTTGTACACTATTAATTAAACCAGTATATGATTGGTAAGAAGTAGCTACATTATTTTGATTAGGTATATCAATATTAAAATTAGGTCCCTTTAATTGTGGGGGTGGTGCTGGAACTATTAATTTATCTAAATTAACATCAAATACAAAAGGGTTAATTTTTTCTTTAACTACCCATAAATTACTTTTTTCTATTATGTTGATTGGTAATGGGTTATATAGCTTAAATAAAATTTCATATCCTGACTCTACTTTATTTAAAGCAACATTAACAGCTAAAGCTTGGTTATTGTTACCAAAGTTGATTATATAATCTGTAAAATAAGCTGATCCTGTATATTCATTTATAAGTGCTAAAGATGCACTTTCAATTTGGCTATTTGTTAAAATAGTAGAACCTACTCTAATTTCAGTTCTATCTGATGATATTTCTTTTAAAAATAATTCAGCACTAGGATTAGAAACTTTATTATTAAAAAAGTTATATTGAACTTTAAATTCACCTGATGAATAGCCTACATTTTGTAAATCTTTAACAGGATCAATTTCAATAATAGGTAAAAAACCATCTGTATTTACGAAAGATGTGTTTGGTAATTTAAAATCTTTATAGTTGTAGCTTAAATTTAAAAGATTACCTCCTGCATCATATATAAAATATTCAATGTAATCCTCTTTTTGCCCAAAATCTTCTTGAATTCTTTGAGATGTAAGTAACCTAACATCAGTATCATCATAACGAGATACCTCTTGCGTACTTAAAATTTCACCTACTATTTTAATATTATCTGCCATTATTTTTTAGTCAAGTCGTTTATTATTTGCTGTGTCTCTAGTACTTGTTGTCTTAATGATGTAATTTCATCTAATAAAGCTTGTATATCATCTTGATTAATACTAACACCTAAGTAATCTGCTTCTTTTTGTATAATATATTTATGTGAATTTGTATCTCCTTCTTTTTGAATTTGATAAAATAAATCTTCATATAGCTGAAAAAAATCATCTACCGTAAATGAAAGAGATTCTTGTGTTACTCCTTGATTTATCAATTGACGAAACTGAGTATCAATTACTCGGTTATAAGTATCTTTATTAAATACAGTTTTTTGTACTGTTATTTGTGACATTATCTTATAACTTTAAAGTAGTAATTATTATCAGATATAACTGTTCCACCAGTAGCTAGTACAGTTTTAAATAATAATTTATAGTAACGTTCAGGTTGTAATCCATTCATATATACATCAAAATAACTACCACTAGCATCGCAACTAATTTTAGTGTATGTTAGATCATAATCTACGACAATTTCTTCGGTATCCAAATCTTTTATTGACCAATATGAAGATGTTGGTAATGCTTTATTATTTAAATAAACTGAACTAGTTTGAAATGCTCTAGCTGGAAATTTATCTCTGGAATTTATTCTAAAACGTTGTACTGAATCTTGTTGAAATTCACCTTTATTATTACCTAATGAAAGAACAAATGCATCTGAATTTATAACAGATAATGAACCTGTATTATATACGAAATCATTCCATCTAATTTCTAAACATGGAGGGTATATTGTATGGGTGTTACCTGAAAAATATTTTGTTTCAAATTTAGATTGTGTTGTAAATTCTATAGATGAAGAATGTTTTAAAATAAAACCATTATTAGGTATTGAACCACTATACCAAGCCTTTACAGTATTAGATACTTTTAATTCAATATCTTTAGAAGTTAAATTAGTAAATGATTGACTAGAAGCATATTGAGAACTAGTATACCAATAACCACCACCTATATTTTCACCAGTACTGCCACTTCTATATGAGCCTGTTGCTGGTGATTGGGTTGCAATAGATGCTGAGGTGAACCATACATTACCATCTAGTTGGTCTTTATAGTACCAGCTAACTCCATTAGTAGTAATAGGTACATTACCTAGTCTACCTGTACCCATATTCCAACTTGCAGATACTGGATGGCTAAATATAGTATAATTTAAGGGTATGGATGAAGCGTTAGCTAAATATAACTTTAGATATACATCAAAAATACTGCTTGATACTAAATTAGCTATTGTACCGCTTACTTGAGCAGAAGGAAATTGAATTAAAGTACGTGATACCTCATCAGTACCATTAATGGAATAATAAGTGCTAAGCTCTAATATTTCATCTAATCCAGTATTTAATGTTGGATAAAATGAATATATAGTAGCACTCTTTTCGGGAAATATTTTATAAATTGCCATAGTTAGTAATTACTACATATAAATATGTTAACTACCAAATTATTTTACGCTAATAAAGCGTAATATTCTTTAAAATGTTTAATACGATCTGGTAGGCCTATCGTACCGCCATTAACACGTTTAGTGATAGACGTAACAACTGCATCCGTTGCACCACCATCCGCCATAACATGTAATTTGTTTTTATTAAAAAACCAGGCAGCAGATAATAATGCATATTTTTCTGCTACCCATGTTGGATTAGCAGCAATATCTTCATTTATTGATTTACCAAATGCTGTATAATTGTCTTTACCTGTTAATTGAATATAACCGCGACCACAGAATTTAGCACCTTCACCTGACGCTTCAGGTCCGTTACCCATTCTACCACCATATACTTTATTAGCAATTTTTTCTGGTTTGCGCTCGTATTGTTTAGCTAATGCTTCATTTGGGAAATATTTTTTAAATATACCCATTAAGCCTTTAGCGGAATAATTTAAGTTTTCTTTAGTTAATCTAAAACCACCTGATTCGTGACCGCATTGAGCTAAAAAATGAGCTAAACGTAAAGGAGTATTAATTTCAAACTTACTCATAACTCCTGGTATTTGAGTAATAACATTATCAGGGATATGCCCTTTTAATTTTTCTAAATTCATATCTTTAATTTTTAATTTACAACAACTCTACCTTGGATATCTTCGTTAGGATATCTAACTTCAAATATAGCAGGATCTAAAGATGGATAGATATTTCCTTTTCTTGTAGCACCAGCAATATCATACCCATATTGAGAATAATTTCCACCTTGTTTATTTACAATTTCTATTTTAATTACTGATTGTACTCCTTTAACTTGTAAGAGTTTAGATTGAATATCAGATAATACAATTGGTTGATTTATTTGCCATTTATCTATACTAAAGTGATCTTGTAAAGACGATATACAATTTGATAATATATCTTTATTAGAATAACCTCCTAATACATTAATATCAAAATTAATACCTATATTAATATAATAAGCATCTTTAATATTAATAGCATCTGTAACCATTCTATATTGGTTAAGATAAGTTACTAAATTATTTTTTAATGTTGTTGAAGCGGTGCTTAATTGCTTATTACTATTATATGATAAAACATATAAATCTAAAGCTAACGGATTATTAGATTGAGTATAAGATACTGTTTGTTGGGGATTTTTATTAAAATCTTGTGTAATATAAGCCTTAGCTACTGTACCGTAATCCGCAGGCATTGATAAAGCTCTTATAATATAGTCTTCTTTAGTTACTGTTCTTAATTGAGTAGAAAAAGAATATAAAGCATTTTGTCTTATTTCATCAGTTGAATCTCCATCTCTACCACCTGATGATGGATTAGGGTTAGAAGATACTACACTATTTTTAATAGTAGTAAATAAAGCTCCTGAAATTCCATTTTTAGTTGAGGTAATAGAAGAAATATCTATTGTTGTTAAATCATTAGCTGGGATATTTGATGAAACTCCTCCACCTATTAAATATTTAACTTGTAAATTACCTGAAGGGGCTAGTCCATACTCTTGGGAAAAAAATGTAGAAGCTTCATTATAATTATTTGTTAATAATGAAATACCAGGAATAGTTCCCGATTTAATATTATTTGCTGTTGGAATTATTTGAGAATCAGTTTTATTTGATATGCCGGCTCCAAATTCTAATTGTAATGTATTATCTGATAGAAATCTAGATACAAAGCGTCTAGGCGTTCTTTGTAATTGTAATAAATAAGGAACACCATCACTACCAGAAGTAGAATTAATTCCTTTTTGAAATATAGTTGATTGAGCTAAATAAGGTACTTCATACCATTGGTTACTATCACTTGAAGTAACATTTAAAATTTGCAATATATTAGTATCAGAAATATTTGATATAGCAAACTTTTGATTAGCCGGGATCGTTATAGTTGTTGATTTAACTTCAGCAGAAATAGCAGGTACGGATTTTTTAAATAGGTAAAAATCACTATTATAAAAAGTTATTTCAGTACTACCAGTATCAGTAAAATCTACTTGTTGTGTTGTAATAAATTTAGTGCCTGTAGAAGTAGAAGTTAACTGAGTATTAGCTGGAATTAATAAACCATAATTATTATAGTCAGGTACTCCTGAAGCACTAGGGATTAATTGGTATATATCAACTGTAGTAGAAGAAGCATAAGATGCTTTAGGGCGATATCCCATCATATATGCTTGCGCATATAAATTTTCTTTTTCTTTAGCGTATAATAAGAAATTTTCTTGTACTTGAGTATCAAGATAAAATGACATAACATCTCCTACATAAGAAGACATTTCAATAAATAAATTTCCTGGTGTTGCCTCTGAAAAGTCATTATATGTTGTGGGGAAATATGTTTTAGCATATTGTTGTAATGCTGTTTTAAAAGAGGTAAAGTCTTTATTTAAATAGGATATATTTTTATCTTCATTCATTATTATGTAAATTGTACTGTTATTTGATCTGGTGTTTGTGATATATTTAAATAATATTCAATAGTTAAACTTACCAAATTATTATCAGTATTAGGGACTAAAATAATATTAGTAACTGTAATTTCGTAAATATAAGTTAATATACTGCTTAATATATTATCTTTTAGAGTTTCTATATTATTATTAGTAATACCTTCAAATAAGAATCTTTTTAAATTTGTTCCAAAATTTGGATTCATTACTCTTTCACCCTTATCTGTTAGTAATAAATTAATTAAATTAGATTTAATTTGATCTTTAGTAGTATATGTACTTTTAAATACACCAGGTCCATTAAAAGGTAATGATACCCCAATAGCAATATTTTTTTGTAAATCTAACGGATTTACACGTATTGTTTGAGGTATTGGCATATTAATCTAATTGTCTTAATCCTGATTTATCCTGAGCAGTCATATTATTAGCAGCATCTGCAATAAAAGCAGCAAATGGATTTAATTTTTCACCTGTACTTTCGTCAACAGCGTCGATCACTGCTAATTTACTAATGGGTTGTTGAAAACCAAATGCCTCTCCCATTTGAGATGCTAATTGGCTGCGTACACCATTGGGTAGTGGGTTAGTTGGCACATTAGCGCTAGTAAAATTCATTGTTTTACTTTCAGTTAAGGCTGTTTTATTTTGACGAGCCATTACTTCATTTAAGATTTCAGGTAATTCTTCATGCATTGCATCAATTACCGCTTCTTTAATTAATCTTTTAAATACTTTGATGTTCATAGTTATAAATATTTTATCCTTGTAAATTTTGTTGGTCAATAATTAATTTTAATTGCTCTACTAAATCATTTGGGTCTAAAGTAAATGAATAATCACTTTTTATTACTTCAACTCCATCACGATTAATAGCAACGGCATAGTGGCGCTTATTTCCTTTAACAACAATTGCTTGTTGTGCACCTAATGTTTGTTCTTCTTTAATTTTAAATTTAAATCCTTTATATTCTCCAAATTGATTAATATTAGTAAGAAGATTTGACGTTAAGTCGGTCAATTCTTGATTATTTAAATTTTGTAAAGTTGATTGATCTAATAGTTGGCTAATTTCTTTTAACCTAAGTATTAATTCATTTAATTTAAAAATTTCATTTTCTAATAATACATTACAAATAGCTAATATTACACTTAATGAAGCTATTAATTTATTAGCTTTTTCAAGAGTTTTAACTATTTTAGTTATAACATTAATAGGAATACCTATACCTGGAGGTACAGCTGTAGGTATTGGTATTGATGATAATATTGCTACAATTATACTAAATACTGTTATATATATAGTTATTTGTTCAGTAACTTTTTTAATTTTTTGAAGTTTACTAATACTGTTATTAATTAAAGTAATTGTATTGTTTCTTAAATTAATAGCAATCTGTATTGTTTCAGGAGTATTAGCTGATGTTATATAATCATTTACTTGGTTTACTAGGATTTCTAGCTTTTTTCTTTGAGATATAACAGTAATAAGTTGATTTGTTAATTGTAAAGCAATAATAGGAGCTAAAGTTTTAGCTGCATTTTTAATTACTTTGATAGCTAAATTTTTTCTTGCTTTAGAACGTTCTGCTTTATTTTTAGCTCGTTTTTGTTTAACTTTATTTTTTCTTTTTAGTCTTTCTTCTTTTATCTTTCTATAAGGATCAGAAATTATTTTAGCTAAATCTTCTTTAAGTTTTGTTATTTCATTCTCAGAATTTTTTACAGCTAAATCATAAGCAGCATTTTCAACAATAACAGCTTCGTTATATTGTTCATCTGTTAGTTGTTTATTTTTATTTTCAACCTCTAATCTTTTTAATTCAGTATTATGATTAATTCCTAATGTAACTGTTTTTTTAGTTATATCTTCAATCTTTTTTTTAAGTTCTCCTATTTTACCTTCAACTACAGATATAACTTTATCTTTAGCTTTATTAACTAATTGATCACCAAAAGCTTTAATAGCCGATGCACTTGAAATATTTTTTAATATATCAGGAGATATAACAGACGATATATTTACATTACTAGGCATTAAGCTGTATAGTTTTGTTGTGATAATATTCCTTCTAAGTCACCTTCAATTCTATCTATAGCAATAACTAAATCATTAGCCGCTATTACAATATCCATAGCGGGAGAACCTTCAGGACTAACAATGGCTTCAGATAATCCAATTCCAAAATCGTGTAAACTACTCATTAAATCAAGAAGTAAAAATTGAGTTTTTTGACCTAATAACATAGGTTCAGTTGGTAATTGATTATTAACAGTACCTAAAAAAACAGATCCTCCATTAAGATGAATTCTTTCGTCTGCGTTTAAATTGATAGTATTCTTAGTATTTAAATTAATATTTGTTTTAGCAAATATCATTATATCATCTTTTTTAGAGTTTAAAACTACTCTATCACTATTAATAACAATTTGAGCATTTGAATATTTTGCAACGTCTATAGTTGTGACAACAGGATTTAACACACCGTTTTTATCAGTTTCTAAAGGTAAAATTTGGGCTGAGGTTAGATAGATAGAAGATAAATCTTCATTAATTTGTTCAACATGATATTTTTTATTAGGATCATAATTAAACCCATTTGTTAAAATAGTAATGGGATCATATTCATTTCCTATAGAACTCCAATTATTTAATTTATTGAATAGTTTAGTAGTTGAACTAAATCTTAAAGCACTACCTTGTCTACCTTGTATTATGTGATCACCTTCAAAAGATAATAAATTTTTAATTTTTGCATTATTTGTAAAAGTAATTCCTAAAATATCTTTATCAGAATCAAATTGAGCATTTTGTTGACTGTTTCCCCATATATTGATAGCATTAATATAATATTTTTGAGGAGCATCATTATTTGAAATCTGGGATATTGATGATGGCAGATTTTCAATATAAACTAATTCTTTTTTAAGAGGAAAATATTGAAATTGAGAATAAAGAGGTTTAGCTATTTTACAAGTGTTTAAAAAAGGATCATCATTGCTCCCAGATATATTTTTAGATTGATTATAGTCAAGATAGAATATAGATCCAATACCATTGAACCCACCAGCTTTTTGAAACATAGCAGGTGTAGGAGTATTTTCAGTAGTAACAACTCCATAAACTTTTCCTATTTTAGCTTTTGCTTTTGAAGAAAAATTATTTTTACCTACACTTCTATTAGATGAAGATATTCCTTGTTTAACAGTTGTCATCGTTATTTTTCTAATTGCATTATAGGGGCTTGCTCTAATAACTTTTTACCTTCTTCTTGAATATCTTTTTGTTCAGCTAATAAAGCTTCAATTTCACTCATATCAATTAATGAATCGGGTGATGAGTTATTAGAAGATACAGCACGTTGTGCTATAGCAGCCATCTTAATTAATTGTTCGTTATTCTTTACGTTAACATCTATTAAATCTTTAACAGTAGGCATTAACATTACTGCGGAACCCGCGTTAGATGTTGCCATAGGTTTCATAGTATCAATAAACTCGCCGATTTGTTTATCAATATCCTTGTTATTCTTGTGTATTTGTTTAAACAGATCCGATAAAGATGTATTACCGAATATTGTTACGTCGTCAAAATTAGCCATAAAATGCGTTTATCAATAAATATGAATAATTAAATCTTTATATACCCGTGCTCGTAGTATTCATTATATAATCTAACACGTATAGTATCTAATTTTTTAATAATTTTAGTAATCTGAGGGGTAGATACATCTGTCATTTCGCGTATATAAATGTATAGAGCCTTTTTATTAAATATCTCTAGCGTTTCACGCTTGCGAAATAACTCAATAATAGCATCAGCTGTCTGAGCATCATGTTGTTTAGGAAATAATGTGTGAATATGCTTGTCAATATACTTAATATACTGGTTAATAAATAAATTTGGTGAATGTAATTCATCTATAGCATCCATTGATTCATGTAAATGAGTTTTATCTTCATCTAATTCATCTATATCAGCTTTCTCTTGTAATTTCTTATAGTTATTTTCGTTATATACAATTAAATAACGTTTAGCAATAGTACCAAAGTAACTAAATGCTTTACCCTTTTCAGATTTATATAAATGTAGTTTTTCAAGAAGAAAAGTAATTACCTCATGTTTTAATTCTTCAATTGTATCAGTATCGGTATAATAAAACTTAAATGTATGAATAATATTCTCAGCTAATTTATAAAAACCATATTTAATACGCTCATTATAAATGCGATTACGTTCAGCTATATCGGTGGTAATAAGATATTCCACAATAGCATCTTCAGTATCTTGAGTAAAATATATTCTAGGTTCTTTGGGCTTACGTTTACGAGGTAGCCCTCTTTTAGTTAAAGCGATTACATCATCTTCAGCAAAGATATCTAAATCGTAATCTTCTTCATTATATGCCATTCTGTTATTTTAATAACATTATACGAAAAGAAAGGGACGTAACCAAACTAGTTTTTACGAATATTAAATTGACTAACTAAAGTTTGTATTTCTTTTAAATTTTGAAAGAATGTACCTACTTCATCGTCGGCTTGAAATGCACCTTGTAAATCTAATTCTTTTAAACGTACTTCTCCATCAGCAGCAATAATACCAATAGCATCAATATATTGTTGTTGTTCGGCAAAAGCCTTTTCTAAAGTATTATTACGTCTAATAAGTAAGAAAGCACCAATGATAGCTAATTCAATTAAATGAATTACTACTACCCATAAAGCTATTATCATATTTTATTATTTAGGAGCAAATTGATTTTCAAAATCGTCCGGTTCAATAGAAACCATTTCACGAATTTGTTCAATTTGTTCTTTTAAAGTTTCGATAGACTCATTAACACTGTCTTGTGTTCCACCTCTATTTACTTGGAT